AAGCCGCAGGGCAAGGATCGTGTTGTTTTGCCACGGCGCGCACCGCATATGGTGAAGTTCACACCCGATATGTGGTGGAGCTGGTGGGCTAACAGGCAGCCCGACGCCCACACGCTGGCATTACGCACAGGTATTGCGCAGATGCGCGCAAGGTTAGTCCGATGATCCTCGAGATTCCCCGCGTGCCATCCAGTCCCAACTACCTGCGTGGCAAGCACTGGCGAGTGCGCTGGCGCGAGACGAAACTGTGGAACGAGGAAGTGGGGTTGGCCATCCTGCAGGCTCGACACCAAGACCCACCGTACCCACGCGCCCAGGTGACCATCAACCGCCGATCGCGCGGAGAGCTCGATCCCGACAACCTCGTAGGCTCTGTGAAGCCGGTGATCGATGCACTTCGCCACGCCAGCATTCTGGTGAACGATTCACCCGACCACATTACCCTGACTGTCACGCAAAGCCGTGGCGCCCCTTTGACTCGTATCGAAATCCAACAGCTGTAAAGGAGATTCCATGTCCACGACCCCCGTTACCAACCCGACGACATTCACGATCACCGACTCCAATGGAGTAACCGACAACGTCACGAGCTTCGATGTGGACTTCGGCCGTGCCTCCGGCCAGTACACGCTCACCGCCTCCGTCCCGCTCGCCAACGTCACGGTGGACACCACGAAGAACACCTACAGCGGCAAGATCGAAGACCTGCACGAACAGCTGGGCGCCGGAGCCTGGTTCGTGGCAGCGCGCGCGGTCAATGCCAATGGTGTGTCCTCAGAGTCACCGGAAGCGACCTTCACGATCGTGCCGCCGCCGCCGAGTGCTCCCGAGGGTTTCGAAGTTGCGTAATGGCTTGGCTACGCTACTGGTTCGCTAAAGGGCCCAAGCCGAAGTGTAAGTTATGACCTACGAAGAGCATCGTCGTACGCTCATCGAGTACCTGAAGGCCAAAGTCGATCGGGAAGACTGGCACGGGGTTTCGGATGCGGCGAACGACCTGCGAGAGTTGGAAGCCGAGCAGAGGGTCCGTGATTCACTGGCGCGACAATAGCGCCAGTGATATCTTGGGCTTGACTTTCCCAATCCTCCGTAACTGTCCTGCAGGTGAACCGATGAAAGGCGAAAACAAGGCGAGCGAGAAGGGTAGCGATGTCCGCAAGGGCAACCAGTCCGAACGCGTCTCGAGCGTCGAGAAGGTCGGGAGCACGGGGGCCGGCATCAAGTTCGGCGTGCCTGCGCACCCGGACAAGAGCGTCGTGACCAAGGGCAAGATGTGCTGATGTCGGGTTCACTCTCGGACTTTGCCGCAAAGTACCTCGGAGCCACGAAGAAGGCTCCGCGGTATTCGGACGTGCGGAAGAAGAAAAAGCCGTGACGGCTCTGAGCGAGGGTAATCGCCTTTATCTCGTGTGTAGTGCCCACCTAGACGACCCATTTGAACTAGGCCGGCGCCAGCAGGCGGGCTGGAGTGCAGCATGGCTCATGCGCGCTCAGGACCTGGGTGATTGGTTCGACGAGCATGCGAACTGCCCCGACGCTCCGGATTGCTTCAAGCTCGCCTACGCGAAGCCACAGAACCACGACGTGGATCCGGTCGTCGATCCCACAAAGAATATCGGCGCGGCCGTCAGAATGGCACTCGCCAAATGACCGACATGCTCGACAGCCCCGGTACGCGTATCGGCAACGAGACGAACACGTTCATCCCGGCGGACGCCACCATCCGCTGCCTGCGCGACCAGATCGTGATCGAGCCGCTCGACTGGCGTCCCAGCACTATCATCCTTATCGCTGGCTACCAGGGTAAGCCCCTGCGCGGCATTGTCAGGGCAGTGGGCCCGGGCACATTCCCCAAGCGATACAACGGTCCCAAAGGCCGCCGCACGAAGTCCTGGGAATCGAAAGCCTTCCGCCCCTGTGACGTGAAGGTCGGCGATGAGGTCGAGTTGGGCGGACTGGAGCTTGGCGGGTACCTGCACCAAACTTTCATGTGGGGCCACCGGGAGTGCGTGATCTGCCGCGAAGAGGATGTCGCGGGCGTTGTCGAGCAGGAGCTGGCTGCGTGAGAGATCCCTTCGATGAGCAACGCGAAGAGGCTCTCGAACTGGTTCGTTTGGCTCGCATGGGCCTCAATCCGAAGGTCTATTCAGGATGGTTTGCAAGAGCAAGCAGACTCCTGAAATGGGTTGATACAGGCAATCGCCCCGAAACTGATACTCGGTCAGAAACACCGAATGGCGAATCCTGAGAACCTCAAGGAGCCTTGGAAGCCCGGACAATCACCCAATCCAGGGGGAAAGCCTAAGGGAGCCCGCAATCGCCTGCAGGGCGCCTTCCTGAACGCTCTGGCGGATGATTTCGACACGTACGGCAAGAAAGCCATTATCGAGGCGCGCGAGAAAGACCCGATGGGATACGTCAAGGCCATCGCCGCACTCATGCCCAAGCAGGTCGAGCAAACCCAGCCCTTGGACGATTTGACCGATGCAGAACTCCTTGCCGGTATCGCCTTTCTGCGAAGCCGACTTACTGAGCCGGCTCGAGAGGGAGCTGGCCAAGCGAATCAGCCACAACCAACTGGCGACGTACCGACCGTACAGTAAGCAGGCGCAGTTTCACGCCGCTGGTAAGACGCATCGGGAGCGGTTGCTCATGGCCGCCAACCAGGTGGGCAAGACGATTGCCGCCGGCGCCGAGGTCGCCATGCACCTCACCGGCCGTTATCCCGACTGGTGGGAAGGATACGTTGCTCCGAAGCCTGAACCCTGGTGGGCCGGCGGGGTGACGGGGGAGAGCACTCGGGACAACCCGCAGCGCATCTTGCTCGGCCGCATTGGCTTACACGGTACGGGGATGATCCCGAAGGACGCGATCAAGGACATCAACCCTCGTAGAGGTGTGCCGGATGCGATCGATACTGTCATCGTGCGTCATGGAGGCGGTGCGGATGTCCAACCCGGTGAATGCCAGCTCGGCTTCAAATCCTATGACCAGGGGCGCGAGAAGTGGCAGGGAGAGACTCTCGGAGGAGTCTGGTACGACGAGGAGCCGCCGCCGGACATCTATAGCGAGGGGCTCACGCGCACGAACGTGGGACTGAAGCCGAATCTCATCACGTTCACGCCGCTGATGGGAATGACGGAGGTCGTGCGTCGCTTCCTACTGGAGAAGTTCCCCGGCACCCACGTCACCTCCATGACCATCCACGACGCCGAGCACTACACCGATGAGCAACGCGCCGCGATCATCGCCACCTACCCCGAGCACGAGCGCAAGGCGCGCACGCAGGGCATTCCCCAACTTGGATCCGGCCGCGTATTCCCGTTCGAAAAGAGCCAGATCGCCTGCGAAGCCTTCCCCATCCCGGAGCATTGGCCTCAAGGCTGTGGGATCGACTTCGGCTGGGACCATCCGAGTGCAGGTGTCCGGCTCGCGTGGGATCGTGACAGTGATGTGATCTACGTCATGGCTGCCCATCGCGCGAAGGCTCAGACGCCCATGATGTTCACCGCAGCTACCCTCCCATGGGGCGCATGGCTCCCGTGGGCGTGGCCGCACGATGGCAAGCAGTCCGGCGGAAAGTTCGACGCCCAGGACCAGCAGCAGCTCCAGGCGATCTACAAGAAGCATGGCCTGGCGATGCTCTTCCAGCATGCACAGTTCGAGGACGGGACAAACGGCGTCGAGGCGGGCATCACGGACATGTACGAGCGCATGGAGACCGGTCGCTGGAAGGTGTTCGCTCACCTGCTCGACTGGTTCGAGGAGTTCGAGCTCTACCACCGCAAGGACGGGATGATCGTGAAACTCAACGACGATCTGATCTCAGCCAGCCGGTACGCGCTGATGATGAAGCGCCACTTCACGCTGCAGAAGAAGCCGAAGAAGCTACGGGAGGAGGAGTACGGGCCGGGCCCGCGTGCCGATGGGCTAGGGTGGATGGGTTGATTGTGTTCCGCGTGGAACAATCCACTCACCTTATTGTCTCGCCTATGGTCTAATTGAATCGCCAGTGATACAGTCCGCAGCGCCAAGCCACAGAGTGCGCTGCAATCCCTCAGATCCCGCGCGACTTCAGCGAACCCGCCATCACCAACGAGGAAGTATTCCTCGAGGCGGATGAGCGTCTACGGATCTCAGTCGAGGCGATGGGCGAGAATACGAAACTCGCGATCGAGGACCTCGAGTTCGAGGACGGCAACCAGTGGCCGGCGGATCTGGCCAACATGCGCCGGATCGATCGACGCCCGACACTGACCATCAATCTGACCCGCAGCATGGTCAAGCGCGTGTGCAACAACATGCGCCAGCAGCGTCCGCGCATCAAAGTACATCCGGTGGGCGATGGTGCCCGGGTGGAAGATGCCAAGGTGGTGGGCGGCCTGATCCGACACATCGAGACGCTATCCAACGCCTCCGTGGCATACGACACCGGCGGTGAGTCGGCGGTCAAGATCGGCTGGGGCTACTGGCGTGTGATCGCTGAGTATGTGGACGAGGAGAGCTTCGACCAGGAGCTGAAGATCCGCGCGATCCGCAATGCGTTCACCGTCTACGACGATCCCACTTGTCAGCTTCCGACCGGGCAGGACCGCGATTGGCTTCTGATCACGGAGGAGATGAGCCGCAAGAAGTACAAGCGCAAGTACCCGAAGGCACAGAACGTCGAATACCGTAGGGGCCAGGCTGGAGATACGGGCCATTTGTGGGAGTCCAAGGAGAAGATCCGGCTCGCGGAGTACTACCGCGTCAACAAGACCCCGGAGCGGCTCTACCAGCTATCTGACGGCACGACGCTATTTGAAAAGGACCTGAAGCGCCTGGAGCCAGCGTTGGCACAGGCTGGTATCAGTGTCGCGGTGGATCCCACCACAGGCGAGCGCGTGAGCCGCATGAGTCACCGCCGCACCATCCAATGGTTCCGGCTGAACGGTTCCCAGGTCGTCGAGAAACGCACTCTCCCGGGCCGCTGGATCCCCGTCGTGCGATGCCTGGGAAACATCCTGGACCTGAACGGCCAGGTGCGGTTGCGAGGGATGATCCGGGATCTCAAGGACTCCAACCGCATGTTGAACTATTGGGCGACCTGCGAGACGGAGATTGTCGCGCTCGCCCCCCGGGCACCGTACATCGCCGCGGAAGGGCAGCTAGACGGACATCACGAGTGGAAGGACGCCAACCAGAAGCCCTATAGCTCGATGACGTACAACATCGTCCATGCGAATCCCGATGATCCGAATAGCCCGGTATTGCCGCCTCCACAGCGCACGGAGGCTGTTCAGGTACCGGCCGGCATCGTCAACGCCCGTCAGAGCGCCAAGCAGGATCTCATGGAGCTCGCCGGCATGCCGCATGAGCCGGGACGCGATACACCCGGTGTGGTGGTATCGGGCAAGGCATTGAGGGAGCGCCAAGCACTCTCAGACATCGGCCACTTCCAGTACTACGACAACCAGACCATGGCGATCGCCTTCACCGGCGACATCCTGCTCGACAACATCCCGCACTACTACTCGACGGAGCGGATGCAGCGGATCATTGGCGAGGACGGCGTCCCGCAGATGGTGCAGATCAACGAGCGCGTGATGGACCCGCAGACGAAGGCCATCCTGGAGGTGAAGAACAACCTCACCGTGGGCCGCTTCGATGTGGTGATGGATACGGGCCCGGGCTACGAGACCAAGCGCCAGGAGGGCCAGGAAGCGGTCATAGACCTGCTCAAGACGCCTTTGGGCGAGCCCATCGTGAAGACAGGCGCTGACATCATCGTGCGCAACATGGACTTCGCCGGTGCGGATGATCTCGCGGACCGGTTGCTACCGACTAACGAGCAGGGCATGCAGAAGGCCGTTGCAGCGCTGCCCAAAGAGGCGCAAGGCATCGTCATGGCCTTGCAGTCGCAGTTGAAGCAGGCGCAGCAGGTCATTCAGCAGCAGGCTATGGAGATCAAGTACAAGACCAACATCGAGCAGGGCTGGATGCAAGTTGAGCGTGAGAAGAATCAGACCGGTGCGGAGACCAAGCTCCACGACACCTCGATTCGCGCACAGACCGATGTGTTCGATACGCATGTCAGGTCAGTTACAGCGCGCGATGTGGCCGAGATCAACGCGGGCGCGAAGCTGATCGACAGCAATCAAGACCGTACGCACGAGAAGGAACTCGCCAAGATGACCGCGAAAGCGGCTGAGAAGGCAGAATCAAAATCAAACGGGGCTGCCAAATGAAGGTCGTGGAGTGGGGTATTCAGGAAAACACCTGGGCAGCTAAGAATCACAACGCTCATGGGGCTGTCGTAGTTGAAATGCGTCCAGTTCAGGAGCGTTATTTCCGCTTCTATTTGCCTTGGAGGCGATTGCGCTATTGCATCAATCAAGATGCAGAAATCCCTCTACAACCATGTTTCGGGGTTTACTGGTTTCATCCGTTTCCGCGCGTCACCATGGCTCGTTGGGCATGGCAATAAAGAGGTCTTAGCAGTATGGGTAAGGTCGTCACTTCCGAGGGACTCACAGAGTTTGTGCAGTCCGGGAAGTTCACACAGGTTCCGAATCACAAGCCGGGCAAGTCCAACGGTGAGGCGCCCGCGCTCGAGGTCGTGAAGCCCACGCCCGTCATTGACGTGAAACCGGCCGGTGAGACGAAACCCGAGGAAAAACCTGCGGAAAAAGCGCAAGAACCGCCCGCAAAGGCCGCTGAGCCCGACAACGAGCACGACGAGGCGCTGACCGAGGAGGAGAAATCCCTCCCCGAGAAGGCGCAGAAGGAGATTCAGCGCGCCAAACGGGCGGTGAACAAGAAACACGCCGAAATGCGGGCCGCTCAGGAGGCCTTGGCTGACGCCGAGCGCTTCGCCGAGACGCAGTTCAACGAAAAGCGCCTGTTGGAACAGCGCCTGACCGAGCGCGAAACCGAGCTACAGACGTTGAAACCGGCCAAAGCGGCCGAGCCCGAGGCCAAAGAGCCCGAACTCAAGGATTACACCAACGAGCAGGGCCAGGTCGATTGGGTGAAGTTCCAGAAAGACACTGCCAAGTACGCCGCTGATCAGGCTATCAAGGGCGAGCGGCAGCGTCAGGCCGATGAGCGCGCAGCCAGTGAGCGTGCTCAACACGAAGCACGCGTCAAAGCGCAGGCCGACAAGGCGCGCCAGGCGCATCCCGATTTTGATGAAGTAGTTCGATCAGGAGCTGGGACCGAGTCCGACAAGGCGCCACAGTTCGTGTTGAACTACCTGTTTGAAAGCGAGAATTCCGGGGAGTTGGTGTATCACCTGAAGAAAAACCCGGAAGTCATGCAACGTATCGCGAAGATGAAGCCCATTCTCGGCATTGTCGAGTTGGGCAAGCTCGAAGATTCTTTGATCAAGCCGAGTACAGCTGCGAAAGAAGCTCCTGCAGCCAGTGGTGCGATCGCTACCCAGCGGGGAGCTCCGGCTCCCATCACACCTTTGGAAGGCGATGGCGCAGCCGGCATTCAAACCGACCCCGCCAAAATGTCCTACAAGGAGTTGCGGGCTTACGAACGCGCACGTCGCGCGGAGAAGTCCCACTGATGGGGTGACGGGGCTCCTGAAACCACTTTTCAGGAGTCACACACTTGGTTGCTCAAACACTGTTGACGATGAGCTATATCACGAATGAAGCTCTCGTCGTTCTCGAAAACGAGCTGGTCATCGCCAATCGCGTCGAGCGGCAATACTCGGATGAGTATGCGCAGACGGGTGCGAAGATCGGCGCTACCGCCAACATCCGACGCCCGCCCCGGTACAAGGGCACCTATGGCGCCCCTCTCAACGTGGAAAACACGCTCGAGTCGAGCGTTCCGATCTCGCTCAACTACCAGTTCCATGTGGACGTGCAGTTCACGACGCAGGATCTGGCCTTGTCCATGGACATGTTCAAGGAGCGCATCTTGCGTCCCCAGGTCGCCACGGTCGCAAACCGTATCGACTCGGACACCGCGCAGTACGCGTACCTGAACACCGCGGCGACGCTCGGCACCTTCGGCACTTCGCCGAATTCGCTCAAGCTCTTCACGGACGCTCGCGCGATCCTGGCGTCGGAAGCCTGCCCGCGTGAGGGCGTGAAAAACTGCGTGCTGGACCCGATCAGCATGTCCTCGATGGTCGCGAGCGTCCAGGGGTTGTTCAATCCCCAGGCGCGGATCAGCGAGTTCATCAACGAGGGCCTGATCGCTCGGCAGTTCGCTGGGCTTGACTGGTGGGAGGATCAGAACATCCCGGTGTTCGCCACCGGCGCACAGGGCGGAACGCCCGTCCTGACCACGCCCATTGCCGGTACCGCCTTCCTGACGGATGGCTGGGCGCAGTCCGGCACGGTGAGCACTCAGGGCTGGTCCAATAGCACGGCCGTCATCAACGTGGGTGACGTGATCCAGTTCGCCGGTGTCTTCCCGGTGAATCCGCAGAACCGCCTGCAGTACGGCAAGACGCTGCGGCAGTTCGTGGTCCTGCCTCCGGGTGGCTTCGCTGTCCCGCCTCCGGGCGCCGCGGCCGCGGGTCTCACGTATGCGCCCGCGACGCTCGCGGCCGGTACATTCAACCCCGCGACCGGTCAGTACTCGAGCTCGGGCACTGGCACGCTCACCCTCACCATCGGCGACTGCTGCATCTCGGGCGGTCAGTTCCAGAACGTGACAGCGGCCCCGGCCTCCGGCGCTGCGATCACGGTCAATGGCGGTGTGGGATCGGCCAGTCAGACCAGCCCACAGGGTCTGGTGTTCCACAAGTACGCCTTCGCGCTCGCCTTCGCGGACCTGCCGCTGCCTCGTGGAGTGGAGTTCGCCGCACGCGCCTACGACGACGAGGACGTGGGCATGAGCATACGCTGCGTCACGCAGTACACCATCAACAACGACTCCGAGCCGACGCGCTGCGATGTGTTGTATGGGCCTGGAAGCCTGTACCGCACGCTAGGCATCCGGATCGCAGGATAAGGAGCAGTACACATGCCTTCAATCAATCCCGGTCCTGCGACCACCAGCACGCCCAATACCACAGCGGAGTTGGCTCCTGTCAATACGCTGCAGAAGCCCGTCGAGCTGGGCACCAACGCGTTGCGCCTCCTGGGCGTCGCGCGCGGTGTCAGCGGCAACAGCACGGGCGATGCAGCGGTGTTGCTGGTCATCAACGCGAGCAGCTGGTTGCCGGTCAACATGGTCACAGCCAACGGTCAGGTGAGTGGAGTGGCAGGTTCGATCGCCACTCTCGCATTGGGACTTTTCACGGCTGCCGCCGCCGGCGGTACCGCGATCAAGTCCAATGCGGCACTCGCCAGCAACTCGGCGGCCAACTCGGCCATCGTGACTGCTACCACGGTCACGGCGGTCGCTCAAACCGCACAGAGTGTGTATGTCAACGTGGGGACGGCACTCGCCAACTCCACGCTCGACATCTTCCTCTACGGCTACGACCTGACCTAACAGAGTAGGGGGTCGAAAGGCCCCCTATTTCAGGAGAAAGACATGCCTTTGGGCCCACAGATCGTCACGTACGGGAACATTCAGAGTACGTTCCTGCTGACTGTTTCCATCACTCCAGCGGCCACTGCCGCGACGACCACACTGGAGCAGACCTTTACCGTGCCTGGCCTCCAGGTCGGCGACCAGATTTCAGGGGTCTCGCCACAGTTCGCTATTACGACGCAGGTTGATATTGTCAACGCGCGAGTATCAGCCGCCAACACGCTGGCGTTGGCATTCAGCAACGTCACCGCAGGGTCTCTGACGTATCCGTCCGGATCGTTCTATCTTGAGGTGAACCGCCCCTTGGCTGGCATGACGATGTCGGGTATCCAGTAATGGACGTGCGCACCGTCGTTCCAGATCCTCGTCTGTTGCATTCAACCGGTGCGATCAACGTCACGGCCGGTTACATGGGAGGAACCGGCGCACAAGGCGGGGCGGTCGGAGATACGCTGCTGATGGGCGTGGTCATACTCAAGAATG